TTAAATACCATAGGTATCCAGTTGCTCCGTCTTCAGTAGTAATTTCTACCCATCCAATTTGCGCCATATCAGATCCAGATACAGTGTAAGTATCTTTAATGATAATCGGCTTGTTGTCAAAGATAAAGTCTTCAGACTCAAGAGAACCAACCATTCCTGCTGTTCCTTTTCTAAATTCAGATCCGTAAATAAACACAGTAAGGTTAGTGTCTGTAGCGGCAGCTGCGCCACCTGTATTACCTACATAACCTCCAGCTTCGTAAAAAGACGCTGTAAATTCACCTGCTCCACCACCAGCTGCATTAACTGCAGTGACGACAGCTTTGTTAATTCCTGATCCGTCATTTTGTACGATTGCTACTGTTTGTCCAATTCTTACAACTTGCTCTGCAGTTGTAGGGACAAGCGTATCGTTTATTCTAAATGTACCAGCTGTAGCTGCGTTAGCCGCTGCTGATCCAACTGATGTATATTTTGTGTGTAATCTACCTTGTTCTGCCCATTTAATAAGGTCAGAGTTAGTAGGCATCTCCGCTCCTACCATTCGTAAGAAAGAAGATATAGTTCTGTTCCCATAACGCTCAAACTCTTTTTCATAAGTATCAGGTAGATACTGATTCAAAAAGTCAAAGTTAGTTATATAGTTTTCCGTTGTAGGAGTTCTTTCCGAACTCGGCGTTAACGCAAAAGTAGGAATTGCATTTACTGCTCCTGCCATAATTTCTAATTTTTAATTTTTATATTTTTTTAATACTCTTAATTTTTAGCCCTCGACTCGATGGTTGAGACACTGATTTTACTTGCAATCCTCCCTTGGTAGCAACTTGCGGTGTACTGCGCTCACTCATGTCTACATTTTTAGTTTTACGCATTACATTTTCCGTCGCTTGAGATTGACCTTGTTCAAAAAAGAACTGAGCAAATCTCTCAGGATTCATTGCAATAGCTAAAGACCTATGGTAACCTTCTGCGTCAGTTAAAAGTCCATTAGAATCCAAATATTTATTTACAAAATTCATTGGAGTCTCTTGAGCTTTTTTTAACTCAGCGCTACTTCCAGGGGAATAAACTATGTCAGTGTCGTTAACCTTAAATTTAAAACCTTTAAATTCAGGGCTGAAAACTTCATTGCTTTTCTGAACAAACCACTCACTTCGTTTGACTGATTCCTCTTGCTGGGTTTTAGCCTCACTTAAATATTGCCTATAAGCTTGAACTTCTTGATTAGCAGTAGCAGAACTTTCTCTTGACTCAAGAGGCTGTTTATACAGCTCCTGTTGTTGTGTAAAGAATTTTTTCGCTTTGGCAATTTCTTTTTTCTTTGCTAATTTATTTTTCTTAACTACCGCGGGCTCATCAACCTCTTCGTCATAGTTAAAATCCTCCATCATTAAAGAGATATCTTCCGGGTCTAACCCCTCTTCTGTAATAGAATAATATTCTCTTAGCAAAGAATCGCCGTCAAGATTAGAATAATCTTTTTGTAATTTAACGTAATCATCTAATCCACGGCCTGTTTCTTTTTTATACTTAAAATAAGCAGCAACATCACTAGGTAAAGGTTCGGCTTCTTCTCGTTCAGCCGTTAACTCTTCTAGTGAGTTTATTTGCTTACCGTATCGTTTTCCAATATATGAAAGAACGTCCTCTTCATTTAACTCCGAAGGCTCTACAGCTTGTTCTGTTGCCTCTACTACAGGAGCTTGTTCTGTTTTATTTTCTTCTGGTTGTACTTCAGCCTCTGCGGGAGAATCCTCTACTTTAGCTATCTCAACCTTTTCAGTTGGTTCTTCTTTTTCTGGACTTGCTTGTTTTTCTTCATGTTTATCAAGCAATTCTTGTTCCACTTGCTGAGTTGATTTGCTTTCAACTTCAGACATTTCTCTTACTTTTATTTCCATTAGATTAAATTTTTACAAAGTTAAACAAAATATAAACACACTTTTACCTAGGTTCAAACTCAGCTAAGTCAAATCCATCAAGCGAATCCTCATTAGATTCAAAGTTTTGAGGAGGTAAATTATTTTTGCGTTGGGTAATAAGTTTTGACTGTTCTGTATTTTGCTGACTGATTCTTTCACTCTTGCCTTTTTCCCTTGCTTGCTCTCTACTAGCTAAGGCTTGACCATCTATATTGCGAAGTTGTAAGTTATATTGAAACTCTTGTTGCATTAATTGAGATTTTAACTGAGCT